ATCATTAAAGCGTGTTTGTGCTTCTTTGATTTTTTTATTAGTGTCAATTTCTGCCTTTAATTTCTTTTCGGCAGCATCTTTATTCAAATCATCAATTTTATCTTTTGCATCTTTGTTTAATTTAGCAGTTTCTTTGGCGTAATCTGTATCAATCTTTGCCATTTTTTCATTAAACTTAGTTTGCGCAGAAACAACTTTATCTTGCAAATCTTTTACAATTTTTATGTAATCTTCATTTGCTTTTTTGGTTTCTTCTTTTGCTTTTGCTTGCGCCTTTTTTTGTTCAGCAGTTAATCCACCGCCGGTTGGTACATTTGTTGAATTACCAAAATCTGTACTAGGCATTTCCAAGAATTTGACTTTAATTGGTTTGTTAAATTTATCTAATCCAGCAGAAAGTGCTTTTGCTTTTGCAGCCGCTTTATCTGCAAAATCGCTAACGCCTTCAAGCCCTTTATTCAGAATATCTAAACCTGCTTTAGCAAATTTACCAACACCAGGCAATTTTGATAAACCTGTTAATAATGTTTTAAGTGGTGTTAAAGCCATTTTTAAGATTGCTTCGCCGACTTGACCAATCATAGGAACAATTGCTGCAAAACCGTTTAATGCCGCCTTTGACATTTGAATTACAGCCTTGCGGAAAGCCTCAGATTTGTTCCACAAAATAACAAGTCCGCCAATTAACAAAACAACGGCTGCAACAACTAAACCAATTGGATTTATTGCCATGGTGGTATTAAGTGCTGCTTGTTGTCCTGTTAGCATAGCCGTAACTGTTTTATGAACACTTGTAATTGCCGTCCAAGTTTTAGTTAATGCCATTGAAACTTTTATATAGGCATTATATGAGGCAAGAGCAATTGCAACTGTTAAAATAATACCGCCAAAGATTTGAAATGCAGTTGAATTACGCTTTACAAACTCTATCGCTTTATTCAAATTATCCATAAGTGTTTTTAGATAAGGAATTAACACTTCACCAACGGCTTGTGCGGCATTGTTAAATTGTTCTTTAAGAATTTGTAATTGAACGCTAAATGTTTCTGCTGCTTTTTGTGCCTGACCGCTTAACTTTTCTTTTAACTCTTGCATTGCTTTTGAAGTTGCTTCTGCTCTTGGTAAAGTGTCATCTAAAACAATTCCAAATTGCTTAAATACTTTACCTGCACCCATATTTGCTCTTACAAGCATTTGAGACGCAGACTCTAAACTTATTGACTTAGCGCGTGCTAAATCGGCAGACATTGCTAATAATTCTTTTGACTTTGTTAAATCACCAGTTGATTGAATTAAAATCTGCATACTTGCGGCAGCGGCTTCATCATCAAAACCAAGTTGTACAAAACTGCTAGAAAGTTTGTCAATTTCTGCTCTAGCCGCGGCAGTATTTAATCCTTGTGATGCTAGTGTGGCATTTAACTTTGTCATGATGACTTCGGCATCCATTGCCTCTTTAATACCAAGTGCTGCAAAACCAGCAAATGCCGCACCCATAGCCAACAAACCAGCCGTAGCAACACGGCTTGCTTTATCCATACCACCGATTGAACCGCCAGCCTTTTGCGACTGGTCTTCCATTTTGCCTAATTCATTATTAACTTGCTTAAATTCTGCAATAGCCTTATCAGCAACGGCTTTAATCTCAAATATCGCTGGTGGTAAAAATGCCATTACCTAACCACCTTGCCAATATGTTTAGCAATAATTACAGGAGCAATCGCCTTAAATCTGATAAATGCTGGCTTCATGTAAGGGAAACCAGCCATAGCAGAAGTTCCTTTCCATGACTCAGGCGCATATCCGCCACCTAATTCAACGGCGCGACCGTAAACAATTGTTGGACCAACAATAGCAGAATAACTGGCAAAACCTTTGCGAAACTTCTCTCCGCGTATGGAACGGCGCAAATTACCTGTGCGGTTCATAGGCGGTTGCCCAGATATAGCCTTTTGTCCTTTTGGTCTGCGCCCTTCAATTTGTTCTTTGGATAATTGAATAAGTGCAAGCATCATTTCATCTCGTGCCGCCATCGCGCCTTTGTCCATATCAGCGCCAGCCTTTTCTAATGCGTTACGCACTAGTTTAAGATTTGATGTTATCACTCTCAACCTGTTTCACTAATGAAGATATTGCAAGTATCCAATCCAACAACGCCGCAGGTTGCTCATCTACCTGTTGCGGAGTCCAACCAAAGTCCTTTGCACAAATGAAATATAACCACTCTTCATCTGGATATGTAAAGGCTTCATGTCTTTCTCCGCCTTCAAGCAACCACCTTAAGCGTTGGAGTTTTCTAAAGGGCTTTCGGTATCCTTTTCATTTTCTTCTGTGTTAGCCAATGCTGGGAATAATACCTTTTGCGCTTCTTTTGTTTCATCAACAAGAAAATCGTAATCAGCCATTTCAAGTTCATCTAATGAGTCAATTTTAATTGACGGAATAATTAAATCAAGTGACCAATCTTCAATAAGCACGGCAAGTAATCCATCTGTTAATGAAAGTGCTTGCATAATACCTTCATCTGCTTTACCTGCGTTTGCGTAAATCTTCTTGCGGTCTTTTACACGCAATTCTTTTGGGTCGCGTAATGAAACTGTTGCACCACTAGGTAGTGTGATTTTCTTTTTTGCCATTTTATTTCCTTCCAATCGGTTTATGCCTTCCAATTTTACATCAAAATAGGTGCTAGGGGGTGGGAACGGGGAAGGCGACCGCTCAACCAACCCCCTAGCACATTTGTTCTGTTACTTAGATATAAGTACCAGAAGCCTTTGCATTTTGTAGTACCCACTTAATAGGAGCAAAACCGCCAGAAGCACCTGCATCTGTGGTGTTACCAAGACCGTTAATTGAGACGCTAATTTTTACAAAATCATCTCCACGGTCATAAGCGGCGGCAGTATAAGCACCCTTTGTAATGGTTGCTTGAATTTGAATTGCAGCAGCACCTGCGCCATAAGCCCAGTTAAGAACAATGGCAGGTTGTGTGTTTGTTAGGTAGCGTGTTAATTCTGTATCCGCTTCCATAATAAACTCAATATCACCTGTAACATCAAGAGCACCAACAAATATGCTAAATGGGTCTTGTGTTTGTGAGATACCGTAAATTGGTGTAACTGGTCGCTTCATAGCAATTGAACCTGTCATACCATTTGTGATGGCAGTTCCACCGATAGATACAGTTCCTTGCCAAACTGGTGTTGGCAATAGTGTGCTAAATGTTGGTGTTGGTGCAGTAGTTGTAGCAGATAAGTTACCTGTGGACTTTGCATCAAATTCCAACATTCCGTCTGCATTAAACTTTAGTGTTACATCATGGAATTGTTGTGCTGCATAAGTACGAACACCAGCAGCATAAAAATCTGTAAGTGTGTAAGAAAGTGGTTGAACATCAGTAGATGCTGCAAGACTGTTCTTTAATGAGATTGTGTGCGTAAATGGAGCAGATGAGCCAGTTGTAGCGCAAGCACCCATAATACCTGTTAGTGCATAACCGATACCATCAGCAAATACCGCGCCACCTAAATCAAATGTAGAGCGTGTTCTGCCCGGAATATAGTTGTAATTTTCAACCATAGCACCGCGTAGTCCTTGGTCATACAATGGGTCAATTACATTTACTGGCTTTACAGTATCTTTATTGACGAGAAGGTAATCTGTCGGTGCAACGGCAGTACCTTTTGTGCTTTCTTTTGCAATTCCTATATAGGAACGGACGGAATTTTGGACTGCCATTTACTCACTCTCCTGCGGTGTTGTGAAGGTTGGTTTGGTTGAAATCTTAGCACTAACACTAATAACTTCATACGCATTAAAATCATCTGGGGCATCAAATTCTGCATTTGGCGCCACAACAATCCCAAGCGAAGGGAACACACGCTCGTCTGTTCCCGTGTATTTATACTTTGCCATATGTTCTCCTTATGCTTGTATCATTTCGGTAACATCAAACTGTAATTCAGCGTATGTTTCCGTTGCTCCCTCGGCGACCGTTGCTGGTTCGCCATAAGTAGCATTGATAATAGGTTCAGCACCTTGCCAAACCAATGTTCCTGTTGAGTCACCAAATCGGTGGTCTGAACGCAATCTTGTCTTAATATTATCAACAAGTGTATCAAAATCTGTCATTGCATCTTCTGCGTTTCTTTGCAAAGAGTGGTGAAAGATTTGTAGGACTATTGAGTAATCTACACGCTTCCAACCGTTAGTAGCACCACCAATTGCCAAGCGTGTTTCATTTTCTGACTGAATAAATACCACAACTGCGGCACGCGATAATTGACCTGCCGTTGAACCAACTTGAAAATTTATGCGTTTTGGAAATGAAGTAAATACTTGATTTAGCGTGGTTATTGGCGGTGTACTCAAAAATGTTGCCAAAGTGGCACGGACTCCTGTGCGACCTGCCATTATCTAATCCTGCGATAAAGTTTAATCATTTCAAGCGCAGAAGCAATATCTCCACCATAGCGTTGTGCGCCATCAACATTTGCAGTAGGGCTTGTGGTGATTTGCATAGTCATAGAGTTATCACCACGCATTTTGATAAATGCAGTTGTGATAAGAATGCAAGCCTGCTTAATTGTCATCGGCATATTACCGATTGCAACTCCTGCGGCGTGTGTTGAAACTAATGCAGTTGTAAGCGGTACTGTGGTTGAACCATTTACATAAGTTGATGCAACTGTTACATCTTCACTTAATGCGCCATCATAAATATGTAGAATTTGACCAGCAATAATTCCTGCGCCACTTCTAACAGTAAGTGTAGATTGCGTTGCAGTTGCCGTAACAATTCTTGTATTTACATAACCTGCAACATAAGTGTATTTCATAAAGATTTGTTGGCGTGGAAAACCACCACCAAATGCAAGTGGTCCTTGGCTTGAATATGAAGTTGATAATTGCGATAACGGAATAATTATTTGCTGATTTTCAAACCAAGTTTGTGAACAATCTGGCAAAGTAATTAGATTAAGAGGATTTGAACCATATTGAAAATCTGAGAGTTGAACAACTGGCGCATTATCAGGGTGTAACGCAATAAAGCCTTCACTTGTCATGCGTGTGCGTTGTGTTTCCACATATGTTGTAGCAGTTAAATTTCTATTCAAGTGTGCGTCCATATAGGAAGATGCACGCATAATAACATTTGCTAATTCTGCATCTTGTGCATTTGCGTTGCCGCCTACAACAAGATTGTCAAAGTCAATA